GCTTTTAAGCGCATCATTGCCGAGGCGGGCAAAGAAGCCGCGCTGGAGATACTCAACACCGAGGGCATCCGCCGCTACCCGCCCGCCAACGAAGGCAACCAGCCGGGGCGCTTCAACATGCGGACGCGCCGGCCGATGGGCTACTACGTGCGCGGGCGAACGTCGTACTACCCGATCATGGGCGTGCTGGCGGCGAAGGACACGAAGTCGAAGGCGCGCATGCGCAAGATGACGGGCGTGGCCGGGTATCGCGCAGTCGTGCCGTACACGTCGGAGAGGTATGGGACGAAGTACTACGTGAAAAGCGAAGGCTACACGACGATCATAGGCAACAGCGCCAGTTACGCGCGCTACTTGACGGACGACGCCGACCAGTCGCGGCTGATGGCTGCGCGCGGGTGGCGCAAGTTGTACGACGTCGCCGTCGAAAAGCTGCCGAAGCTGACGCGCATCTATGAGTCGTGGATCGACAAGATGCTCAAAGAGTTGGACTTGTAGGCAAGGCTAAATCAGAAAGGCTACAATGGATACAGGCGCTGCGATACGGAAGTGTGTTCCAAACCGCGAATGGTGGCGCAACAAGCCTGTCGCGCTAGGCGCCTTCCGTATCGCAGGCGCGTCGCAAGGGGTGCAAAGATGGACACAAGCCTGAGTCAGATCAAGGAACTCGCCGCCCAAATCGCCTGGCTTGCGGCGCAGGCTGGCGCGCCATCGGGCGAGCCTTTCCCGCTGTCCATCGTCTACGCCAAGTCGTTGCACCTGGCCCACACCGACGAAGGGCTGCGCGACCTGCTGGCAGTCAAGGCTGACGGGCCGGACACGATCCGCGGCTACGTTGCGCTGTGGGGCGACCCTGAGCGCGTCGACGTGGATCACGAATTCTTCACGGCGAAGACCGACTTCTGGGACGGCCGCTTGCCAATGCCGCGGCCGCTCACGTGGGATCACGCGCAGGACGCTGGCATGAAGGCCGACCCGGTGGTAGGCGAAATCACCGAGCTTGGCGACGACGACACCGGCAGGTGGTACGCGGCCACCCTGAAGCGCAATCACCAGTACCGGCGCGCAATCGACAAGCTCATCGAGGCGCGCGGCGTTGGCACGTCGTCCGATTCGGCGCCGCAATACGTCGCGCGCGAGCGGGCGAAGTCGGGCGCGACGTGGCTGAAGCGGTGGCCGTTGTTTGCGGCCGCGCTCACGCCGTCGCCGGCTGAGCCGCGCATGCTGGATACCGTTTACTGGAAGTCAATCAGTTTGGAACTGCCGACAGTCGCGCCGGATGGCGTGACACTCCCGGACGGGAACGCGCTGGACAGCGCGACGGCTGCCGCCCTGATTCGATGGTACGAAACTCTCAACATTCTGAGGTGACGACATGACTACACAAGCACAGTTCCGCGCGGCGATGGGCGAGTTGGATGCCCTGCGCGCGAAGGGCACGCTGACGGCTGAGGAAGGCGTCGCGTTCAAGGCGAAGTTGGAAACGGCCCAGGCGCTCAAGGCGCGCATGGAAGACGAACAAATGGCCGATGCGCTGAAGGGCTGGGCGAACAGCCCGGACGGACAGAGCGCGGTCAAGACCGGCTGGTCGGGCGAGGCCATCGGCGGCGAGGGCGACATCCCCGAAGTCACGATGGACGCCAGCGACCCGGCCAGCCTGTACGCCACGGGGCGCGTCGGCGCAGCCAAGCTCAAGGTGCTCAAGTCCGGCGCGTACAAGGACGCGTATGCGCAGTACCTGCGCGGGCTGGCGACCGGCAAGATCCAGTACAAGCTGTCCGGCGCGGCGATGAAGGTACTGCAAGAGGGCGTCGACACGGCGGGCGGCTTCTGGGTGCCTATGGACATGCGGAACGAGGTCATCAAAAAGATGGCGGGCCTGTCGGTCATCCGGCGCAACGCCTTCGTGTTCACGACCAGTTCCGACATGGTGGGCTTCCCGAAGTCGGTGTACACGACCGACAACGACTACACCGCGGGCACGACGTTCTCCTGGACGGCCGAGGCGCCGGCTAGCGACATCAGCGAGGCCACCAACCCGGTCGCCGGACTCGTCACCATCCCGGTGCATACCGCCACCTGCGCGGTCGTTCTCACGCGCGCGCTCATCGAGGACGCGCAGTTTGACGTGATGGGCTACATCAGCGAATTGTTGGGCGAGGCCAACGCGCTGGGCGAGGAAGACGCGTTCATCGACGGCACCGGCGTCGGGAAGCCGCAGGGCATCCTCGCGCATGCCAATGCATCGGTGGCGCATTCGTTCACGACCTGGGCGGGCGGCATGTACGTCCCGTCGGGCGTGAGCGCGAAGGTGACCTGGCTCGGCACGGCGGTCGGCACGCCTGAGCCGACCGAAGGCTACGTCGGCGTGTGGTCGGCGCTGCCGGCGCAGTACCAGGCGAATGCCAAGTGGTACATGCACCGCGGCACGGTGGGCGCGACGTTGGGCCTGGTGGACACGACCGGACGGCCCATCGTCATCACGCCGGGGACGTTCTCCAACGCGACCGAGAAGCCGGCGTTCTCCATCCTGGGCGACCAGATTGAGGTGTCCAACTTCATGCCGGTGCAAGCGGCGGACGCTTACGCCGTTCTCTACGGCGACATGCGCGGGTACTACATCGCCGACCGGGTGGGCATGAGCATCGAAGTCCTGCGCGAGTTGAAGGCATTGCAAGACAAGGTGGTCATCTACTCGCGCAAGCGGGTGGGCGCGCAGTTGGTCCACGACTGGCGGCTGAAGTCGATGAAGCTGGCGACGAGCTAGCGTCGCATATGGACAGGGCCGGATGAAACATGCCGGCCCATCCGAGGAGTTACAGACATGTGGGCACGGGCTTATGGAGCGATTCAGGCGTGGGAAGCTGCGGCAGTCACCACGACCGCGGTCGGTGATGTCGTCGACTTGGCGACGTATGCGGACTTGGCGAAGCGCGAAATCAAGATGGTGATCATGAACGGGAACTTCACGACCGTCACGACCGCCACCTTCGCGGCGACCGAGTGCGAGACGACGGGCGGCGCATACACCGCCTGCCTGCACGGCACGACCAGCGCCGTCGTGACGAACACGACCGGCAACATCACGGAGTTGAACTTCCGCGCCAACTACAGGTACGTCAAGCTGGCGGTATCGTTCAACACGGACGGCAGCATCCCGATTGCGGCGTGCGTGCTGGCGATGAAGCGCGAGGCGAACAGCTAACGGAGGGCCGTAGCTGATGGCGGCGGGCCGGTGCCTATTCCCCCGACCGGCCCGCTCGCCAGCTACAGCCGCCGATAAACATGGCGAAGAAAGTCTTCTGGGCGATGCTGATGGAGCGCAACGTGCCGCTCATCGGCGCAACGTCGGCGATTCGCATGGCGCACGTCGCCGGCAAGTTGGGGTACAACTACCTGGCGATGCCCTACGCGCGCACGGACTTCGCGCGCAACGCATTGGCCGAGCGGTTCATGCAGTTGTCCACCGAGCCAGACGACACGCTGCTGATGTTGGACAACGACCACGACCACAAGATCGACACCCTTGTGCGCCTTGTGGAGTGCAACTACCCGTTTGTCGGCGCGCTGGCGTTCCGGCGCGGCGAGCCATACGACGCCTGCGCGTTCGTGCGGATGGGCGACGGCCACCTTCACAGCATGGCCGAATGGCAGGCGGGCCAGGTGTACAAAGTGCAGGTGCTGGGCCACGCGGCCATCGCCATTCAACGGCGCGTGTTCCTGCATCTCCAGGCCGAGGGCTACCAGCCGCCGTGGTGGCGCTATGTCTACACGGACGGCAGCGCGCTGGTGGCTCCCAGCGAGGACATGTACTTCTGTGGCCTGTGCGAAAAGGCGGGCGTGCCGCAGTACGTCGACACGGGCCTGATCGCGCCGCACCTGACGACCGGCTTCATCGACGACAGCTCATGGCGCGCCTGGGTGAACGACCATCCCGGCAGCGTCGGGCCGATGCGCGAAACAACGGCGGGCACGGCAACAGCGCCTGCAACGGAGGCCAGCGATGGCAGTAAGCAAGAGCAACCTTAGCGCCTTCACGCCGGGGCCGGTCGGCGAGATGAAGACCATCGCGCGCGATCTGGCGCTGGCGCATGACGGCGCGATGTTCCATGTCGAGTACCTCGCCGCCGACATCGCAGACGCCGGCACTGCGTCCATCGCGGTAACAGCGGGTTCCGCAATCATCGCGCACATGGCGTTTGAGGTGGCGGCGGAAGGCAAGGTGACCGCGGTGCTCTACGAGGGCACAACGACAACGCTCGGCACGGCGTGCGTGGCGTACAACCTGAACCGGACGTTGAAGGCACTGACGCCGACCACGGCCATCAAGCACACGCCGACGATCACGACAGCCGGCACCGCCATCGGCGCGCTGATGACGCTGGGCGACCCGGTGCGCGGGCCTGAGTGGGTGGCTGAAGCCGGGGCCAAGTACCTGCTCGTGGCGACGAACAACGCCGGAACGACTGGCGACATCCTGGTCTCCGCTACGTTCTACGAGGTGGAGGTGTAGTCGTGGCCATCTACGCCGACTACACGACCATCGACGCACTGCGCGCCGACTACCTGGCGGCCAGCGAAACGACGCAGGACGACCTGCTGCGCTCGCTGATCCGCGCGGCGTCGCGCGACATCGACGCGGCCGCGAGTCGGGAGTGCTACCCGCGCATCGAAACGCGCTACTACGACACGCCGGTTGGCGCATCCCTGCGCCTTGACGCCGATCTGCTGGCGCTCACGACCATCACCAACGGCGACGGCGTGGCGATAGCGTCGGCGGACTACAAGCTCTACCCGCTCAACGAGGACGTAAAAAACGAGGTGCGGCTGTTGCCTTCGAGCGGCGACACCTGGGAAACGGACTCGAGCGGCAACAGCGAGGGCGCCATCGCGGTGACGGGCATCTGGGGCTACCACGTGCGCTACGGCAGCGCCTGGGCCAATGTCGGCGCGGTGCTGACGGCGGCAGTCACGACGACGACCGGCACCAGCCTGAGCGTGACGCCGAGCGTGTTGCACTCCGGCGACCTGCTGAAGATCGACAGTGAATACCTGTACGCGTCCGTGGTGGCCGGCTCGGCGACCGTCGTCCGGGCCGTCAACGGCGCGACAGCCACGACGCACACGACCAGCGCCATCGTGTACCGGTGGACGTTCGAGGAAGTAGAACAGGTGTGCAAAGAGAGCGCGGTGGCCTACTACCGGCTGCGAAACAACCCGGTGGGCGAGTCGGTCAACGTCGGGGGCGTGGCATTCAGCACGCCGAAGGATGTTCGCCAGCACATCGCGCGGCAGGTGAGCGCGCTTGAGTTGGTGAAGGTGAGCTTCGGATAATGGCATTCGGATACAACTCGGTCGCCGACTGGATCGCGGGACTGTCCATCGCGGGTGTGACGGTGCGCTCAACGAACGCCATACCCGAAGCGGTGCAGCCGATGCGCGCGCCGATGCTGGCGCCGGACCCGGTGAACTTCGTTTCAGACGTGACAGTCGAGCGACTGTCCGGGCGCGTGCTGACGGCGCGGGCCTACAGCGTGGAGTACGTGCTGAGCTACATTCTCTACTACGCGCCGGTGGCTGAGGGCGTGTCGCTGTTCACCGGGTACCGCGGCATGTTGACGGCAGTCGCTGCGATTCAGGCAGCGATCATGGCGAACGAAACGCCAACCGGCGCATACGACATCCGGCCGTATGGCACGCCGACAGTCGGGCCGGTGCAGGATGAAACGGGAGTGACGTACCACGGGGCGCGCTTGTCGTTCTGGGTGCAAGAGTTCAACTGAGGTAAACAGACATGGCACAGACAGCCAACGCGATGACGTTTAAGGATTGCACCGTGGCCTACACCACGGACGGCAGCACCACATGGACGGACTGCTCCGGCTTCGCCAACTCCATCGCCGTGACGGGCGGCGAGCGCGCATCGGGCGAGGCGTACACCTTTGACGGCGACACGGCCATCCTGGGCAAAGGCAAGCGCGCGCCCTTGACAGTAACGATGGTCGCCATCTACACCGAGGAGTCGACGACCGCGCCGTATGTCGCGCTGCTGCCCTACTACCTGGCCGGCACGGCGGTCGGCTTGAAGTGGGTTCCGAAGGGCGTGTCGGGCCTGGCAACAAACGAGTGGGTGTACACGACGCTGTACAGCAACAGCGTGTTTAAGAACCTCGCCTACCCGGCCGGGGCCGCGAACAGCGCCGACCCGGTCGCGGTGGAAATGGTTCTGCTCACGGCGTCCATCGCCACCAGCACGCAGGCATAGGATGGACGATACCCAGAAGCCAGCACTCCCAGCGGTCAACTTGGACGCGCTCGCCATCGGCGACTGGTCGCTGTTGGCGCGCGTCGGGCAAGGCAAGGCGACGCGCGCCGAGATCGCCGACCTCATCGTGCGCCTGATGGGGCCGGCCGGCGCGGCGGTGCCGTGGCGCAGGTGGACGGAGTGTCTCTCGGCCATCTACGACGCGCTGTCGGAAGATGCCAACCCAAAAGCGGAGGCCACACCCTCAAGGAGCGCATGACCGCGCATCTGGCGGCGGGGTGGCCGATGCCGCCAGAGTACCTGGAGCTGGTGCTGTGCCGGGACGTGTACCACTGCCCGCCCGCGCAACTGCCGGACGCGCGGACAGTCAACCGGCATCTGACGTGTTTGGGGATTGAGGCGAGGCTAAAGAGACGTGGCTAAAGCGGCGAGGCTGACGTGGCAAAGAAGAAAGTAGAGCTTGAAGTCAACGCGACCGACAACGCCAGCCGCACTATGGGCCAGGTGGCCGAGTCGGTCAAGAAGATCGACAACGAAGCCGGCAAAACGAAGCAGGGCCTATCGTCGCTGGGCCAAACTGCGCTCACGGCTGCGAGTACCGGGAAGATCAACTTCGAGGGCCTCGCGGCCAGCCTCGTCGGCATCGTACCAATCGCGGGCGCCGCCGCCGCGGCCATCGCAGCCATTGGCGCGGCATCGGGCGCGGCTAAAGACTGGTTTCTGATCGTCGACCAGTTCTCGGACATCACCGGCGTCGGCATGGAGGCGTCGTCCGTGTTCGCCACCGGCATCGAGATGGCGGGCGCGAGCGTTCAGCGTGTCGGCACATCGTTCGCCATGCTCAACCAGCGGCTTGACGACGAGGCGCGCGCGGCGACTGCGGCCGGCGCGGCAACTGGCAAGTTTGGTAACCAACTCGCGCGGCTTGAGGAAGACCACGCCCAACGCGTCGGCGACGCGGCCGAGAGCCTGGCCGAGCGCCTGGGCGACCTGGGCGAGCAGCGCGTCGACGCGGCGCGGGATGTGACGCGCAAGATCGCCGACTTCGAGCGCGATTCGTCCCGCAAGGTCGCCGGCTACGAGCGCGACATCTACATGATGCGGCGCGACTACGACCTGTCGCGCCTTGACCGCATGCGCGAGATCGCCGACCAGTTCGCCGAGATTGACGGCGAGAGCGCCGACGAACGCGCCGCCATCGAATCGCAGTTCGCCAACGCCGATACCGAGCTTGGCAAACGCGCGCTGGCGGCTGAGCTTGCCGCGCTGAGCGGACGGACGCAGGCGCGCAAGGACGCCATCACCACGGACGAACAGCGGCGCGCGGAGATTGCCGAGCGCGAGTACAACGCGCGCGAGCAGGCGGTGCGCGAGCAGATTGCGATGGAACGCGAGGCGCTACAGGAGCGCATCGCGCTGGAGCGTGAGGCCAACGCCGAACGTGTCGCGGCCTTCGACAAGGCGCAGACGCGCATGGAAGCCGCGGCCGAGAAGGCATCGGCGCGCGAGGCGAAGCAGTACGCGCGGCAGATGCAGGACTTGGCGGCGGCTGGTGCGGCAGCGGCATCGGCGACTACTGACGCGGTGAACAGCACGAGCGCGGCAATGCAACGGCTGGGCATCGACATGGATAAGTACAACCGGTCTACGCCACTGGAAAAGTACGTCATGCTGGTAGACGCGCTAAACAACGTGGGCGTGGCGAATGACGACTTGCAGCGCAACATGACGCAGAACGCCTGGCCGGATTCAATGAAGCAGGCGATGATATTGTCGCAAGGCGAGACCGAAAAGTCGAAGGCGGCAATGGATCTGTTTGGGCGCTTCAGCGCGGGCGAGTGGCTGGACAATATCCGCATCGTGGAAAAGGAAGGCTGGGGCGGACTGACTGCCGCGGCCGAGAAGTACAACCGTACCATCGGGCCAGATCACGCGAAGGCAACACAGCAGTTCATCGACAACGAAAAGAAGCGCGAGCTTGCGGCGGGCGGGACGGCCATCTCGATTGGGCAATACTGGCAGTCGCTCGTGCAAGGCATAGAAACAGGCGATTGGACGCGGCAGAACGAACTTAGTAAGAAGCTCAACGAGGACATATTTGGTTGGGCGCCTGGGAAATATACCCCGCAGCAATTCATGGAGAAGCGCAAAGCGGCCGAAGAGTCAATCATCCCCGGCCTGCCGGGTAACGGTCGCGCATGGGGTGGCCCGGTCGAGTCCGGCATGCCCTACATCGTCGGCGAGCGCGGGCCGGAGCTATTCACGCCACGGCAGGGCGGAACCATCACGAACACGTGGAACTACTCGCCGACCTACGGCGCGGGGCCGACCAACGAGCCGCAATCGTCCTTTGCGCTCATGCGCGCTATGGCGGGGGTGTGATGTGAGCGACTGGAAGCTGGTCATCGGGACAGCCGAGCACGACCTGTACTCGACCTACGGCATCCGCGTAACGGGCGTCACCGGGGCCGGCATGCCGCCGACCGACAACATCATCACGCGCTACTCGCTCAGCGACGGCGCGGCGCATCAGCGCACCATCGCCCGCGAGCGCGTGATACAGCTTGCCTGCGTCTATGAGCAGAAGACGCAGTACCAGTTTCACGCGGCGCGCAAGTCGCTCATCGATGCCATCAACCGGGACGCGCTTGACGGCGAGACGTTCCTGTTGCGCTACTACGGCTCGACATCGGGAACCGAGTGCCTGGAGATACCCGTCCGCTACGACGGCGGGCTGGAGATGGACTACACGGCGGCCGAGTCGTTGCATCCCTTCGCGCTGCGGCTGGCGGCTGTCGACCCGA